CGGGCGCGGCTTACGCAGGTAGCGGCCAAGGGGCTGTGCCCCCTCAGGCGACGCGCAGCTGGCTAGAGTCAGGATGGTGCCGTGGAAGCCCATCTTGGGTCCCGGGCTCTCCTCCATCTCGTAGTCCGGCACCCAGACCTCGTAGACGACAATCTCGTCACGGTCGGGGTACTTGCGCTGGCTGCCCTCGTCGCGATCGACGTCAGAGGACGCAGCCTCACGGATAGATTCCTTGTCCCAGCCCGGCTCCTTGTCGGCCATCGCCAGCAGCTCCTTACGGGTGCGGCGATACTCGTGGCCCATGAACAGCGCGTCACTGGGGCGGCTGCATCCCGGGTCGATGATGAACTGCTTTTGGCTGACGCGCTCGACCACCGGCCACATGGTCTTGCTCGGCTTCTGAACGTCCTGCTCAGGCAGGTTGATCGCGCCACCGCTGGTGTTTGCAGCGTCCTCGCGCACGACCGCAACGCCGTAGCTGAACAGCATGTCGGTCGCCAGCTCGACGAGGCGCTTACGCAGCACGCAGTCACGAACCCAGCGGTTGAGCCCGTAACGCAGAGCCGTAGCCACGTCGTTCACCGGTCCCGGCTTGCGGCTGTTCACCTGCACGCGCGGGTTGTCGAAGATCAGCTTAGGGATCATCAACGACACGTACTCGTAGTACGTGTTCTCCGGCGCGTAGTCCTCGCCAACCGTGTACGTGTCCTTCTTGTAGTGCGGACCGTGGAAGCGCTGGACTTGGTCGTTCAGCGACTTGAGGTGGCGGTTGCGATACTCGATCGCAGCCTTAACCTCCTCCATCGCGTTCTCGGGGTCGTTAAACGACATAGGGGACTCCTTTCACTTCCTTGTGGTTAAGCAGTTTGCCGAAGCTGTTGTCAGGGTAGTCCCATCCGCTGTCCTCGACCGCCATGTCACGGTTCCACATGAACATGGCCGCATACCGTAGGCAGTCAATGGCGTGGTCACTGCACGTCGGGTCAGGTCTCTCCTTCACAGGTTTGCCGTCCCGACTCTTGGTCCAGATGTAGCTAGCCATCTCGTCTTCAAGGCAGTACGGCTTCTTCTTCTCTACGCGGTCCTTGTCTCGACCAACAAGGCTGTCGCGCAGGATGAAGATACGGGGGCCGTTGTCGGCTTTGCTTAAACCCCACCGCACCATGTCGATACCGGTGCGAATGGCGTTACGCGCCTTCCGGGCGATACGGTTACCGTTCCGCCCCCGTGCGTGCCCCAACCGGTCATTGAAGACCTTGATGTACTCAGGCTCGCTCGGGTCACAGACCAGAGCTTGCAGGTCGTACTTCTTGTGGTACTTGACCACGTGCTCTGCCCACCAGTCCTGCGTCTCGTTTGTGCGGTATATCTCCGCAATACGGTACATCCGGTCGTCGTTGACGCCCCAGATTTGCAGGCAGCCCGGGTGACGCAGGCCTTTGTCGTAGGAGGCGAAGCACCACTTGAACTCGGGCGCGTCCTCCTTGTCGATAATGTGGATGCTCGGGTCCCACTCCTCGAAGATGACGCCTTCCTCGCTGGCCCATCGGCCCTCGTAGAGGTTGGCTCGACGAGCACCGTGCGGCAGGTTAGCGAGGATGCCGTTGACGTAGGCGTCACCGCGCTTAGTCCACTTGCCCTTCTCGTGGTCCCAGTAGGTAGGATTGTCCTGGTGACGGGAGAGCAGCCGCAGCTTCTGGTCCTTCTGGTGCCGTTCGGGCACCTCACGGAAGCCCTGCGGGAAGTACTGGTTCAGCCAATGGTACTCGCCTGCGGGGTTCGTATCCGCGATGCGCATCTGCCAGGGCATCACGAAGTTACGGTTTGCACGAGACAGGTACTCCCAGCTGTGCTGGTCGATCTCACGCGCCTCGAAGACCGAGATGACGTCGTACTGCGTCGAGAAGGTCTTTTCCGGCTTGTCGAGCCCGCCTAGCACGATGTGCGAACCGTTTGGGTAGTGGTAGTTCTGCCGGTTGTTCCGGCCTGCAGAGCCGTGAATAGCGGGGTGCCCAGGCCACAATACTTCCTGCTCGAAAGTAACTAGCACTGATTCGGCCAGCGACTCTCTTGTTTGACGAAGCATGAGAACGCGGATGCCTGGGTACGCCTCGCATAGGTAGTTGATCCACTCCAACAGCGCGCGCGTCTTACCCGTACCTGCAGGGCCTTCGAGCAGCAGCTCGGCAGGCGCCAATGTCCACAACTCACGCGCAGCGCCGTAAGGAGTGTAGTTGTGGACGACCTCACTCATCGGCTAATCAGCCCCGTGACGTAGATTTTGTTGGCCCAGCGGATCGTTCCGTAGTTCTGGGTCGCGACAGCAAACTCGATGTAGTAGTTGTTGCCGCCCTCCAGCTTCCACGTCTCGTCCCCGTTCGTGCCTGACTCCGTCAGGCGGAACAGGAAGTTGTAGCCGATATCGTCGTAGCCGTCCCAGAAGGTGTACTGCAGCGTGTTGAACACGTAGTCGGCAACTGCAGCCGTGTCGGTGATCGTCGCGATGCGCTTGACGCGCCGCGTCGAGCCGGTTGCGCTGTCACGGATCAGGTCTACCGTAATGATGTCCCCCGCCAACGCAGTGCCGTTTGACTTAGCCGCAGCAGCGTTCTCTAGGTACTGCTGGTTGGGCAGCGTGATCCGGTGGGCGAACCAGACGTCGTTGCCCTCGGTCACGTCGATTTTGACTGTCTGGCTCATTAGACGGTGATGGCAATGGTTGGACGGGTGTCGTCGAAGGCCGTGCAGTTACCGCGCGGGCTCCACCAGTTGTACAGCTGCGCAGGGAAGAAGTCAGGCCACCCGGCAACGTTAGCCTCAGTGTCGATCTGCATTTGGATGCTGTGGATCAAGTTGCCGAGGCTGTTGGTCTTGACGTTGTTGAACGTCGCGATGTCGTCGCTGCCGTCGAAGTTGCTGACCCAGACCGGGTTGAACACCATCAGGCACTTGCTGTGTCCAGCAAAGTCCCAGCCCTTGCAGTCGTCAGTGTCGTACCCGTCATCCACTAGCGGCTGGTACGCAGTCTCAGTGCTCTCGATCAGCCACCCAGGCTCAGCGGGCGTCCTGTCAATCAGGGTGCCGTCGTATCCCCAGGCGCTGAACGAGCGGGTGTTAGTCGCGTCGCCGTCGTTGTAGCGGTAGACCAGCTCATGGTCGTACGCCAGGGTCGGATTAAAAGCCGCGGGTTCATCCGGCACGTAGTTGACCATCCACAGCGTCAAGCCCCAGATCGGGTCGCGCCGCACGCCGTACCAGATGTTCCACGCCGAGTGCGTCAGGCGCTCGGGGGCGCTGTTGGTCAGAATGCCGGACACGGTCGCGTTCAGCTGACGACCCCACATGTTCTTCATCGACCAGAACCACAGCTCGGTGCCGGTCTCGGAGTCGTAGTAGTACTCGCCGGTCGTACCGCCGACAGCAGTCGGTCGGCAGTCGTTGCCAGAGGCGTCTACAATAGCCGTAGAAACGAACCTCTTGGACGTTAGAAAGGTCACTCGCGAATCGAAGCCACCACCTGTGGCGGCTAGGCGGTCTGTATGGTCGCCAGAAGCGTTGTATGCCGGTACTCCGGGGTGCGTGCCGTTTACCTCGCCCTGCTTAACGGCAACAGTCGACCCGGCCTTTAGAGCAATTACTTTGAGAGACGACCCGTTAACGGCGTCTACGATGTTTTGCGCAGTGTCGTCCGCAGTAGAGCCGACTGCGTATTCCGCACCTGCGGTAAAGGTGGCAGATGTGCCCTCGTAGTCGGTGATGGTGATCGAATCGCCTGCAACACCAACGGTGTTCTGTGTCCACGCAATGTAGGGCTGGTCCTGAGGGCCAAACGTGCCGTGACCGTTAGCGCCGACCACGTTCCGCGCCCTGAACTGCACGCTGCTGCTACGCGCCACCTGACGCGCGCGGTAGCCAACGCTCATCACCTCGTGCTGGTGGTCCGCGTCCTCGCTCTTAAACGGCTCAAAGCGATACGCAGCACGCACAAAGTTCTCACCAGCGCCGGGGGGGACGTGACCGATCCATGGCCCACCGCAGTACTGCACGGTAAAGAGCTGTCTTGTATAGCTGGGCCCAGCGGTGACTTGGGCCGTGTTGACCCACCACTCCATCGAGTTCCCCGTGATCGGGTCCGTCACTGGAGTCACAGCACTCTGGGTCTCGAAACGTACGAAATCCTGTGCGTCGGTCGTCGTGGTATGCCCGCCAAATCCATAGCCAGTCGGGTAACCGGGGTGCCATCCGTCTTTGTCGTATAGACCGTAGTTGTCCTGCCGCAGGCGGGCGAAGTCGTTGCTAAAGCACCACTGGTTCTCGTCGCGGTGGACGTAGTACCCAGTCAGGTTCTTGATGCCGGTGTCCGCGTCGAACTGCTCGGCCGCGTACTTCAGCGACCCGCGCTCAATGAGCGCTTCCAGCGTGTAGCTGCCGCTGCCGCTGTACGCAATGAACGTAACATTCTGCGTCGCAGGGCTCGCAGAGGTGAACGTGACCTTCTGCTTGCGCGGGTCCGTTTCTGGGTCGCCGTCAATGCGGATAACGTCGGGCAGAGGCGTCTTCCAGGTGTCAGAAGTC